GCTGATGGCTGGTGTGTTTAGATCTTGTTGTCTAGACGCCGATTATTATGAGACCATACCAGAAGAGAGAATCACATGCGGAAAAATCTGTGAAAACGAAAATAACTGCATAGAGCTACTGAGCGGAGAATTCAACAGGACCAAGGTGAGCAAAGACCACCATACTTATCTTAGGCCTGAAGAGGTTATGTTTTGCTACAAACCTTGTGATGCCACTGTAGCATATGAAGGATCTGGTAAGATAATAAGGTTATTCTACAGCAGCACTGTAGTCAAAAAAGACAGCCGGCTGATGGCATGTGCAGCATTCTTGAAATTCGCTAGAAGTGTAAAGATAAATAATGAGGCCACTATAGCAACTATGTTATTGTACTTAGTCGCCAGTAGCGAGTTTGCGCGAAGAATATTCCTTGAGATATGTTCTTTATCAATTGACGAAGGAGAGTTTTTTATTATGTTGAAAGAGGAAGGGACAGCAAGCAAAGTTCTACAGCATTACAGAAGAAGTGACTTAGTAAACATATTCGAGTTGAATGTGTTGGTTAACCGAGTGGTCACTGAGATGGACTGGGATGCAGAAAAAGAAAAAAGAGTAGACTCCAAGGTCTATGTGACAAACTCAAGGGATATATACGAGAGGTCTAAAACGATATTCATGGTAGGGCGTTCTGAGGGCAAAACTCCTTATAAGCAAGAGTGGGATGACTACTGGAAAGCCAGGTGGGCCAGGACACCGAGTGGCAGCTACTTCGCTAGCAGTGTAGAGTTAAAAGAGAAAGGGAAAGTGATACCTGCTAAGTTCAGGAACAAGAAGAGTGTACTGTCTAGTATTAAAAACCTCAAGATCGGAACCATACTGAACATGGAACCTCACCTAATGGCAAAGACGAGTATAAAGTATGAATGGGGTAAAACTAGAGCTATATACGGCTGTAACGTGGAGAACTTCCTTCTTACTGATTTTAGTTTCGGGGTGCGGAAGAGACCCTACCTGGTTATTTTCCAGTTGGTAGTAGAGCTAATGACAATTACGTTAAAAACGCAGTAAGCAGAATGTCAAATGCCATACCCCTTTGTTATGATTATGACGATTTTAATAGTCAACATTCTATTCACAGTCAGCAAGCAGTTCTGAAGGCATGGGTAGATGTATACAGAGATATCTTGAGTGATGACCAAGTTAAGGCGGCTTTGTGGTCAATAAAAGCATTGAAAAATATGTCAGCAAAGTTCGGAGACGAAGAGGTATTTTCTAAAGTTAATGGGACTTTATTTTCGGGATGGAGGTTGACGAGTTTCTGCAACACAGTCTTGAATAGAGTATATCTAGAACAAGCAGGGTTACTAGAGTTGACAACGTATAGTCTGCATAACGGTGATGATGTTTTAGCGTCGGTTGAGTGGTTTACTCAAGGGGTTGATTTGATTCACACGGCAGAAGGCCTAGGCATCAGAGCGCAAAAGAATAAGTTGAACTTCGGAAGTATAGGAGAATTTCTAAGAGTTGATGGTTTAGCTGTTGATAAGACGGGTGCTCAATATATAACAAGAGCATTAAGCACTATGGTACATGGCAGAATAGAGAGTATGCAGGTCAGCACTATGCGGAATGGCTTGGAAGCAAATATTACACGTGTCAATGAAGCCATATCTAGAGGAGCAGAAGCAGGTTTAATGATCAGGATATTAGGGAGAATAAACAAAGTATTAAGCAAAATATTCGAGTCTGACGACAGCGTCTGTGAATTATATGGTCAGTTGCATCCTGTCCAGGGCGGTATAAACGGCTTTGGCAGGGTAGGACAACAGAGGATCATAGAGGTGAAAATAGGGTATGAAGACTTAGAAGCAAAGGAGGTCTCAGCTAGAACTGAGACTGGGGCTCAAGATTATATCAATCTGTTAGCTCAGCAATTAGGGGTCGATTTAGATAAGGTAGACAGATCCATGATAAGAGAGAGTAATTTGAGCATGAATAAGGTTTTCAAAACTTCCTTGAGTGTAACTAGGGAAGATAGGAAATTGATACAGGCACATAGGATGATTTATGGAGCCTGGAAGAATGATAAAAGTATGGGGCCTATAAACAAAGCAAGGCTGGTTGGGCTGAGTATGATTACTACAATGGTTGACAGGGCGAATGATGTATTTAGATACATCAGGAAGTTAGAAAACCCATTAGAGTATATCACTCTAGTATACTGAATCATTATAAGGAATTTAAAAGTTGTG